AAGTGTGCAGGTATAGGACTATAGCCGTCTTTATGGGACTCCTTGGGCTGGCATGAGAATTGCATATTGTAATAATGTGTTTTATTCTGAAAATAATTTAGGTACCATATCTTAAAAAATTTAGAAAAAATAAAATTTCAAATTTGACTTTTATACAGATTCTTCTATTATGTAAGATTGAATGGATGAGTTGACTTTCAGTCCGGCCTGTGAGAGAATTGTCCGGGTTCGGAAATAGGCCCAATTTTCTCAAACTGAAATTGAATTTTAATACTTTATCAAGTATTTATTAGGTACATCTGTATGCCATTAGGTATTGTATCTCATAGTGATTATCAAAAGGAGAAAAATAATTCTTCTATTGAGCATCAGTCTATTCCTAAACCTACAGAAAATCCCATTATAACCTCCGATGTCCTTCCTAGTAAACAACCTGGTAGGGATGCGGATGTACCTAATGTTCCACAATCATTACGTAAATTACTTGGCGAAGAAGTAGCTGTTAACGGATTACGTTCAGCTATGGAAATTGCTAATTCATTTGGCATATCGCAACCTACTACATCAACATATGCACGTGGAGAAATTAGTCCAGGTGTGCCTAATAAAGATTTAAGTGAATATATCAACGGACGAAAAACTAAAATCTCCAAGCGAGCTTTAAATAAATTAAACATGGCATTGAATCATATTGATGATTCTAAGTTAATGCAATGTGATGCAGTTGAGTTATCTTCTGTAGCTAAGAATATGGCAGCCGTTGCAGGTGCGATGGAGCCTAAAGATAAAGAAGAAGAAAAGAAAGACCCAGTTCAATTTCATTTCTATGCGCCACAAGTTAGAAATGAGAATCACTATGAAACAGTTGTGGCGAAGGATAACTACTAATGAGTCCTTTACTTTTAGTATTAGTCATTCTAGCAGTATTTGGATTTCTTGCATGGCTTGTCTTTCGTCAATTAGAATTAGATGATAAATCACGTTTGATTGTGTTGCTTGGAGTTTTACTTCTTGCATCATTAATCTTCTTAACCATGTGCTATAGTGGTTGTGTTCCTCCGGTATTGCAACACGCTACTACTTAGGAGGGAAGAATGGATTTAGTTCTTCTTGTTTTAGTTTTAGCAATTATTGGATTCTTAGTATGGTTAATTACCACTAAGATTCCTATGGACCCAATTGTTAAAATGGCTATTCAAATCTTGGTTATCGTAGTTATGATTCTTTTTGTACTACGACAATTAGGCGTAGCTATTCCGAACGTAATGAGGTAGAGATGGCAATAGCATTACCTACTAAGTTAATTGAATGCGGTGTAGTATTTGCAGCAGCACAGAATGGTGAATATGCTTTACCATCTACTCTTGTGTTTCTGCATTCTACTGCTGCTGTAGAGACATCTATTGATGGTACCAATTGGACTGCATTAACTGGTGGTAGTACTACTGGTGTAGTTACAGCTGACCCATTTGTGCGATGCACTGGTGGAGCTTGCAGTATCATCGTTAAGAAGTATTAGTTCAATGGTTGAGACTAATCTTAAGGACTTAGAGAACCTTAAGAACAGTTGGCGGTGTAATCCTAAACAGGAAGAATTTGCAGCTATTCCTCATACGATTAAGGAAGCTGCTTATTTAGGTGGAGCTGGTTCCGGTAAGTCTGACATTTTGTTAATGTATGGCATACTTAACAAGTGGCATGAAAATCCTCAGTGGAAGCAAGTTTTCATGCGTAGGACTTATCCAGAACTTAAGAATGAAATCTTAGGACGAGCGAGGGAAATATATTCTAAGTTCGGTGCTACCTTTAATAAGACTGATATGATTTGGACTTTTCCCAGATTAGACCAGTATGGTAGCGGTGGAATTATGGGGAACGGTGGAGCCCAAATATTTTTGGGACATTGTGAACACGAGGATGATGTTCATAAATATGATTCCATGCAGATTCCCCTCTTTACTCCTGATGAAATAACTTCATTCACTGAATGGATTTATTTATACATCACGTTTGAACGTAATCGTGCTCCTGTTGGTTCAGGTTTACCTAGTATCACTAGATGTGCAGGAATGCCTGGTGGTGTAGGACATACTTGGGTAAAGAAAAGGTTTATTGACCCCTACAAAGATGGCGGCAAAATCATTGTTGGTAAAGGTGGTAATAAGCGTATTTATATCCATGCTACTTTTGCGGACAATCCTCATATCGACCCTACGTACGGTCAATCGTTAGATGGTCGTCCTGAGGCAGAACGTAAAGCTAAAAAGTTTGGTGACTTTGATGCATATTTAGGCCAGGTCTTTGATGAATTTAGGGATAGAAAATATCCTGATGAACCAGAGAATGCATTACATAAGATACCACCATTTGCTATTCCTGAGTTCTGGCCTAAGTTTGCTATCATTGATTGGGGTTTTAGGGCTAATAATTGGGTAGGCTTTTTTGCAGTCAGTCCAAACAAACGACTTTACTTATATCGTGAGCTTGTCTGGACTAAAACTAAAATAGCTGAATGGGGGCCGATTGTTAAATCGTACTTACCCAAAGAAATTAGATTTGTTAAAGTTTGCAAATCAGCAGGACAAGATAGAGGGCAAGACCATACAATTCAAAGTGAGATTGAACGTGAATTGGAATGCCCTGTTGAACTAACATTAAACTCTCCTGGGTCTAGAATCTCAGGAAAGATGTTAATGCATGAATATTTAAGGTGGCAAGCAAAGCCACAACCTAAGCAGACTGAGAGACCAGAATATAATCATGAATATGCGATGCAGGTCTATAGATTAAAGGGCCAGCACGCATATGAAGAATACTTAGCACTATTTGATGAACCAGCACCAGAGACTAATATACCTAAGTATCAAATCTTTTGCTGTGATGAGAAAGACCATGAAGGTCATCCAGATTGTTGCCCAATGGCTATTGAAGCAATTAAAGCCTGTAACTATGCTGAGAATAAAGGTGATAAACCAGCAGAAGATGTTGCAGAGTTCAATGGCGATGACGCATACGATGGACAGAGATATGGTATTGACGCTGCGGAACAACTCTTTGAAGATGCAGCGGAAGAATTTAAGAAGTTTGAGAAGCAAAACAAACTTACAGAGCAATTAGCTAATACTGGTAATTGGACTGCATTTTATAGACAGGCTGAGAAATTAGAAAGCTCGAAGCCTTTAATGGTAGCTAAGACTTTTCATTCTAAGCGTAGGCATTAATTTATGAATCGTGTGATTAAATTTTTCCATGAATTAATGAATCCTCACTGTGAGCATTGCGCTGAACAGTTAGAAACCGAACGTGAAGAAGCTAAGTTTTGTCCTACTTGTGAAGCGTTGTCTATGCAATTATCAATTGCTAATCAACGTATCACTAGTTTATTAAACAAGGAAGTTGAGCCTCAAGTGACAGAACAACCTAGGCAACAGGTTATTCAAACTAGGGCTACTCCTTTTCATGTTATTAGACAGAGATTAGAAGCTGAGTCTAGAGCTAAATTAGCAGAAAAGCAAGCTGAAGCTATTTCAAACTTAAGTGCAGCTAAGCCTGATTCTGAAACTAAGCCTGAAGAAAAAGATGCATTAACTACGCAACTAGATAATCTTGAAGATGCCTTAGGTATCAAAGAAGGATAGTATGCCTGACCAACCAGGATTTTTGCGTAAGCTATATAATCAGGTAATGCCCGAAGAAGGACTAGTTCCACATATCTTTGGTGGAGTTATGTCTGATGCTACGGCTGCACGTAATCCTGAGATGGAACAAGCGTGGGCTGGTAGGAGTAGAGAATTTCCTGAGAATGCAGCTAATGTTAATCGTATAGGTGAAATGGGTTATTTAAAGCGTAAGATATTGGGCGACCATACTTACGGTTCAACTAGTCCATTTGGTACTATTGAATTAAACATGCCTGCAATTAAAGCTGACAATCAAGATATTAATGATGTGTTAGCGCATGAAATGGTTCATGCTAGACAAGGTGTTGGTGGTTGGCTTAAAGGTATGTTAGGTTCTCCTGAGCCAGATTATGAAGCTATCAATACAGAATCCATGCGTAATGTTAGGCGTGGTGATATTCCATTAAGAAATGACTCTGCTCCAATTCGTACTGCATATGCTGGACAACCTGGTGAAAAAGACCAAGATGTAGCATTGCGTCAAGGAGCGGGTGAAAATTTTGAACAAGCTTCAAGACTATTGCCTAACTCAGAAATGCTTAAGGGATTTAATAAAATCCTAGGCAATTACTATAAGAGACAATAGTGGATAAAAAACATAACAAGGAACTTAATCTATCCGACCAGGAAATCGCTGATGTTCTGGCGATGCGCGACCATTTTTGGAAAGAAGATTTTGCTACTCGGCAACTTCAATTACAAAAATATCGGCGTTTGAAGTTCTTTTGGAATAACATTACCAATGTTTGGTATGATGCAGTTGCTCATGACTGGCGTATTTGGAATGCAGAGAATTTAGATGGTGTAGGTAACTCTGACCAATCATATTATGACCAACGTGTTAACGTATTTCGTGCTTATTTAGAGAGCATCTTTGCTGCTCTGTCCGTCACTGTTCCTCCTATCAAGGCATATCCTGATGATGCTGAAGATTCAGCAGATTTAGAAACTGCTAAGATGGGTGATAAGATTGCTCAACTAATCTATCGCCATAATAATGCTCCTTTACTTTGGTTACATTCGTTATTTATTTATGCGACGGAAAGTCCTGTCTGCTGCTATAACTATGTAAAGGAAGATAAGAAGTACGGTACCTATAACGTCAAAGAATATCAAGAAGTTCCTGAAACACATCAGATTACTTCATGCCCACTTTGCAAGTTTGAATTGAGTGATGAATTAATTGACCCTAATAATCCTAATCCTAATCCTCTATCACCTACTGAAAACCCCCAAGAAGAAGTAGGGGAACAATTAAGTGGTATGCCTGATGAAATGATGCAGGCACAGAATCCTGAATTAATGGGCTTAGGGATGGGACAAGAAATTTGTCCATCTTGTAATCAGCCTATGACTCCTGAAGTTGAACAAGTAATTGATGTTAAATTAGACCTTGTTGGTGAAGTAGATGAACCTAAAGGTAGAGTCCATCTTGAATCATACGGCGGATTGAATGTTAAGATTCCGTTATACGCTCGTAAGCAGAGTGAAGTTTTATATCTTTTTTACTGTTATGAAACTCACTATGCGAATGCTATCGAAGAATTCCCAAAACTTCACGGTAAAATAGGGAATCAGTCTAGCGGTAGTAATGTTGGTGGTTATGATAGTTACGAACAGTGGGCTAGATTATCAACTGAATATCGTGGTACCTATCCTGTAAATGTTGTAACTTGTAAGAATGCTTGGTTTAAGCCGGCTGCTTACAATATTTTAGATGAAGATAGAGCTAAAGCCTGGAAGAAAAAGTATCCAGATGGAATCAAGGCTTCATTTGTAAATGATGCATTTGGATGTGCTAAAGCTTGTGCATTAGATGACGAGTGGACGATTATGTATAATCCACTTTCTGATGCTTTATCTAATGACCCTCTTGGCATGTTACTTACTTCAGTCCAAGAGATTACAAATGATTTAATTAGTCTAACTAAACAGACTATTGAACATGGTGTTGGATTAACTTTCGTTGACCCTGCTGTTGTTGATTTAAATGCTTATCAACAGACTGAAGTTAGTCCCGGTGCATTAATTCCTACTAAGTCAATTAGTGGAAATAAAAAGATTGAAGATGGATTCTTTGAGATTAAAACTGCTACTCTATCAGGCGAAGTTATGCCTTTTGGTGAGCAGATTCAGTCTTTAGGACAATTAGCTTCTGGTGCAATGCCTGCATTATTTGGACGTATGGATGCAGATACTGCTAGCCAAGATTCTATGTCTAAGAATCAGGCTCAATCTCGTTTAGGTACTACTTGGAAATTCTTCTGTTCATGGTGGAAAGATATATTTGGTAAAGCAATTCCAATGTATATTGACGTCATTGAAACAGATGAAAAGGATGTACAGAAGCGAGAAGATGGCTCATTCATTAATGTAGTGATTGAGAAATCTAAGTTATCTGGTAAGATTGGACGAGTTGAATTAGAAGCTAACGAGAATCTTCCTTTGTCATGGTCACAGCGTAAAGATGTGGTCATGCAACTCTTGCTATCTCCTAATCCCGGTATTCTTCAGATGCTTATGCAGCCTGAGAATCTACCAATTTTACGTCAGGCTATTGGATTAGATAACTTTTTCGTACCGGGAGCAGATGATGTAGATAAACAGTGGGCAGAAATTCAGATGCTCTTATCTACTGAACCTATTCAGACTGGTGACCCATTAATGCCGATGCAACCTTCGGTTGAAATTGACGTATTAATGGATACTCACCCTATTCAATTTGAAATTTGCAGGAAATGGGCCGTATCAGAAGTTGGTCAGTTCTTTAAGTACAATCATCCTGAAAAGTATCAGAATGTATTGTTACATGCTAAGCAACATTTAGATGCACAAAATACTGGTATGCCACCTGTAGGCCCAGATGGACAACCACAATTACCAGCGGGTAATCCTGATTCA